CTCTCTTCCTAAAAGATGGGATCTGGCAACCAGCCTATGAAAATCGGCCTGTTATTGGTTACGGTAGCAACCAACTGTACTCCATGACCGCAAAACCCCATGAATTAGCCCAGCTTGCTATATCTGCGGAGTCAAACAAGGCTGATGAGCAGGAATTTTATAACTCTAAGCTCGGCTTGCCTCACGTTGTAAAAGGTGGGCAGGTTTCTGATACTAATATTGACGAGTGCACGAAGAATTACAGTGAGTCAACTGGTGGTTATTATGGTATGGTCACAATGGGCATTGACGTTGGGGCAAAGCTCGATTATGAGATTGATATGTGGTTTCTTGATGACTCTGCCAGAACTGTGGACGTAAATGCCGCATCCCACTGTAAATTGATTGCTGAGGGTACGGTTGATGAGTTTACGGACCTAGATAAGCTCATGCGTGATTTTGGTGTCGTGTTTGCTATTATTGACCGAGAACCCGAGACACGGGAAGCCATGAAGTTCGCTTGCAGGTTCCCAGACCGCGTTGCTTTGTGCAAATATGGCTCTGGTGTCTCTGGTAGAGTACTTCGGTATAACAAAGATGACGCTATGGTGCTGGTTGACCGCACCGTTTGGATGGATACCTCATTAGGGCGCTTTATTGCCGATAAAAAGGGGATTAGACTCCCTATTGACCTATCTGAAAGATACAAACAGCACGTCTGTGCACCTGCAAGGGTTTACAAGAAGGATGCACAAGGGGTTACCGTTGGTAAATGGATAACCGGAGACGGTGTGGCTGACCATCAAGCCCACGCTAGAACTTACGCTGAGATTGCACTACCCTTTGCGGCATGCCTCTCACGAAATGAGGACATAACGAAAGTCTATGGCGATTAAAGATATAAAACACCCAGAATACGACAAGTATGCTGGCGTTTGGAAAAAATGTGCACTCGTTTTCAATGGTGGGCATGAATTTCTCAATGAATACCTGTACAAATTCTCTGAAGATGAGACGGACACGGATTTCAAGACCCGTCGGAAGGTTTCCCCCATCTCAACACAGGCAAAAGCCGCTATTATGGACATTCGGAACTCCATTTTTAGCCGTCTTGATGACGTGAGCCGTACAAGTTCCAGCCGGAGCTATCTTGAGGGCATTGGAGGCAAAAATGGTGGCGTCGATGGTTCGGGAACCACTATGACTGCATATATGGCTGAAAAGGTCATGCCAGAGCTTCTCAGTATTGGAAAAGTTGGCGTTCTGGTTGATCGTGCATCCCTTTCTGAGGAAGCAAGCCTCTCTGAGCAACAGGACCACCCTCCATACCTCACGCTCTATGATGCCCTAAGCATCCGTTCATGGGCTTTTGACGTTGAACACAATCTCACGGCTCTACTTCTGAGTAATGTGGCCTATGAGAAAGAGGTTCATGGACTAGCTTGTGGCACAAAAGAGGTATGGGACTTATATGTGAAGGGTGAGGGTTTTATCACTCGTACACGTCACACATACCGCAAAGCCGCTGATGATGCAACAGATGATGCCGGTAATTCTATCCTTGAGATTGAAGAATCCACAACTATCACCATCCAAATCCCAGAAATCCCGTTCACCATTGAGGATATTGGCGGTTCACTGATCGAAGATGTAGTCAATCACCAGATTGCCTTGCTGAATATGAACTCAGCAGATGTCACTTATGCTATTCGATCCAACTTCCCATTCTACGTTGAGCAGAAAAATCTCCAGGTTGCCTCCTTCACAAGGAAGCTGGATGAGAAGGGCGACGAAGTCTCTGTCAATGATGACCGTGTACAGCGCGGAACGGCCAAAGGCGTAGCGTATGGTGTGAACATGGACGCACCCTCATTCATTGCTCCTCCTTCTGAACCACTAGAAGTGAGCATGAAGAAAGAAGATCAGCTGAAAGATGAAATTGCTGATATTGTTGGTATGTCAGTAGCAAACGCACAGGCTTCCTACTCATCTGTTGAGTCCAAGCGTTACGGTGACCGTAGCCTAGAGTCTGGCCTTGCTCGTATTGGTCTGGAAATCTGTAGGGGCGAGAATAAGATTGCCCAATTCTGGGCAATGTATGAAGGTACAGATCCTACCAAGGCTCTTGTTACTTATCCCGAAGATTACAACATGCTCACAAATGAGCAACGTACGGAACGAGCACTCAAGCTTCTTGAACTCGTTGAATCCGTGCCGTCCCAGGCATTCAAGAAACAACTTGTCAAAGATGCTATTGATATTGCCTGCGGCACGCATATCTCAGTTGAAGATGTGCAGTCGATGAAGAAAGAAATTGATCTGCTGACTGTCATTGCTACGAACCCAGAGGCTATCCGCGAGGACATGAAGGAAGGGTTGGTCAGTGGCGATGTTGCTAGTGAAGCCCGTGGTTATCCCAAGGGTGATGCCAAGAAGGCACGCCTAGAAGTTCTTGACAAGATTGCCGCAATCCTTGCGACACAGAAGGCTCAGAATGCAAGTGGGGTTCCCGAACTCCAAGCTACTGGATCTGATCAGTATGACAAGGATACTTCACTAGGTAATGGTAAAGGGGATAAAACCTAATGGCTAACTACATTGATGGTACTACACTTACGGCTTATAGTAGCCGTAATGTCAAGGCGGCAGACATTCTCGTCATGGCTTCAGAAACCTTGATCACTGCCGCCTGTGGACAAGCAACTGATATTGTCAACCGCTTGAACTATTGGGGCAGTCCACTGACCTCAGAAGTTGGTGACAATGCTTTCCCTCGCGATTGGGAAACAATCGTATCCCAGGAAATCTTGGATGCCGTATGCTTAATTGCACTGGCACTTATAGATGGACTGGATCCAGATGAAGATATAGACGGTCTTAGACAGTCTAGTACACGTTTTGAGCAAGTCTCTGTCTCCTATTCAGATTCAGTAGTTCCTCAACATCTATACGCTGGCGTACCGAGTGGTACAGCGTGGCAATTACTTGCCCCGTATCTGGCGGGTGTTGAATCAGTAAACATAAATAGGGTTTCATAAAGGGGTAAACAAGCAATGGTATTGATAAGCAAGAAACAATGGTTGAAGGTCTTCGAGGGCGACGATACTCCTGTGACATTCTCACAGGAGCAGGTTGATGAAGCCATACAAGTGGCAATCACCAAGGCGACAACTGCCGCCACTGCCGCCACCGAAAAGCACAAAACCGATATGGAAACGATGCAGAGCGAAATGACTGCCCTGCAACAACGTTCCGATCTCACCGTCACTGAGCGCAAGGACTTGGAAAAACGAATCAAGCTCCTCAGCACAAAGCAATCGTCTGTTGAAGACGAGCTGAATGGCAAAATCCAAACTATCACAACTGAGCGTAATGCTACAGTTGATACACTCACAGCACAAGCCGAAGGGTTCAAGGGACTATTTTCCGCTGAACGGATCGGACATCAAATCGCGGCTTCGTCGCTCGAGTTTGGCGCGTATGATTCTGAGCAGATACGCGCTCTGGTCGCTCCACGAACCACGATGACTGAAGAACTGGACTCCGATGGCAAAGCCACTGGTAAATATCTTACCACTGTTGCAGTCGATCGTGAAAAGGACGGTGTGGTTACCACTGTTCAACTCACGATTGCGAAGGCCGTCGAAGAAATGTTCAAGAACCCGAAGTATGCGAACCTGTTCAAAGGTACCGGCAAAGGTGGTGGAGGCTCAGAACAAAATAGAGCTCCTGCCAACATTGCAGGCGTGGACATGGCTCGTCTCAAAACCGATCACGCGTATTATGTAGAAATGCGCAAAGCAGGAAAAATCTAGAATGAAAACTCTCATTGCCAAACGCTGGAATCCCGTTTTTGACATCATCGATCCCGATGGTGACAACAGCATGGAAGGCATCATCCCAGAATTCTGGGCTTCCGAATTCCTCCTCCAACTGACCGCCAACCTCACTGCCTCCGCAGTCGTGAACAAGGACTACAGTGCCGAGTTCGCCAAGATGGGTGAAGTTGTCAACACCAATCGCCCGCAGGCTTTCAAAGCCAAGCGTAAACAGACGTCCGATGAAGTCACCATTCAAGGTGCCGACCTCGAAAGCGTCCCCGTCGTCCTCAACCAGCATCTTCATGTCTCCTTCATGATCTATGATGGTGAAGAATCCCTCGGGATGGGCACGGTTCGTGAACGCTTCCTCAAACCTGCCGCAAACGCAATGGCTGACCAGATGGACCGCTTGGTCTTGACCCAAGCCTATCAGTTCCTCGCGAACACCGTTGGTGCTCTCGGAACCGATCCGACCTCGACCGAAGTCATCATGGCTGACGCCAAGATGTCCGTCCTCAAGGCTCCCTTGACCGACCGTTACCTCTTCCTCACCCCCTACACCAACGCCAAGTTGGTCGATGAAGACACGTTCAAGAACGTGGACAAGTCTGGTTCCAACGAAGCCCTGCTCCGCGCCAGCCTTGGTGAGAAATTCAACTGGAACATTCACGCCGTGCAGAACACTCCTGCCGTCGCTGATTCCGGTGGAACCACCATCGGTACTACCTCCGCCGCAATGGTGAAGGGTGCTCTCACTGCCGTGTTCACCGCAGACCTCACTGCGGCCAAGACCATCGGTGCTTGGCTCACGGTCGCTGGTGAAGGGATTCCGCATCGTTGTACTGGTTACGTTGTTGGCACAAAGACCGCCACCTTCGAGCCTGCCATGACTGCCGCCGCCGCTTCTGGCGTCAAAATCACGTTCCATGAAGTTGGTGCCATTGATCTCACGGCTGGTTACAAAGCTGGCTATGTGAAGGACATCCTCGTTGATGGTTTCACTGCTGTCCCCGAGCCTGGGCGCATGGTCACGATCGGTGCTGGTGCCACTGCCAATCAAGCAACCTATGGTTTGCTTGACACGGACACGGCCGACTCCATCATGGTTGATCAACCTCTCAGCGCCATTGCCGCCAACGACCAGTTGGTTGCACAGGGTCCGATTGGAGATTACAATTTCGGTTTCCAAAGGAACGCCATGACCTTGGCGATCCGGACACCGGCAATGCCGATCGCGAAGGGTGCGGAAGCCAGCATCAAATCCACTCCTGGGAATGACATGGCAATCCGCCTCGTCATCACCTATGATGGTAAGGAACAGGGTCACCTCTGTACCTTCGACCTGCTCGCAGGCATCACCGTTCTCGATGAGAACCTCGGCTTGGTCCTCTTGGGCTAATCAGTAAGGTAGTGGGGGGTCTTCGGACCCACCACCCTTGCAACGATAATGTTCCAAGAAATACTACAAAAATATGGTCCTTCCGTAGCACTGATCGCCTACTTCGTCTGGCGTGATTTCATGCGGGACAAGGCCACTACCAAACGAGCAGACCTCAACGACAAGTATATCCGTGAGGAGCTACGTACCTCACTAAGTCTAGCCGTTGAAGCTCTTAGAGCAAGTACTCATACTTCCAACAGTATTGTAAAAGCTCTTGAGAAACGCCCATGCATCGCCAGAGAAATGTCAACATTATCTGAGGTTCAGAAAGCAACATGAGAAGGTCTGACAAAGCCCACTGGTACTCATTAAAGAAGGCATACGGCCTCCCGATTGAGATACTGAAACCAACGAACTCAGAGATCAATACTCAGACAGGGAAATACACAACGGAAGATTTTTCCGTTCCTATCCCAAGAGCGCTAGTTTTAGCTGGAACCGTTAGACCCAAGTTCGTATATGACTTGGGATACCTAGCATCCAACAATAACTTCACCTATGGTGGTGAGTTCAATATGTCTGATATTATCGTAGCATTTGGAACCGGTGAATATGCCGCCGCCCTTATGCACGCTGGTTATGAGAGACAGGAGTGTATCGTAAAAAGAGAGCAGGAGTTCATCGTGCACTACAAAGAAGGACAGGTTACCTTCAATGTGTATCAAATTCATCAGAGCCGGACCCGTGGCATCACATGGGTATCTGGCAGAACAGTAGGAGAAAGCCATGAAGCGTGAATCAGTAGGACGGGTTATAGCGACTAGTGTGACTACGCACTTTAAAAATGCGCTCACCGGTAAGTATGGCGCGTCCAAATACTGGCTTCGCATCATGGGTGCTCCTGCTCCGGAAGAAGACGCGACCGGCTATCACAAAAGCCGGCATTTCGAGATTAGAGTTGACGGACCACATATGTTTACACTTGGCGGAAACTTGTGGGAACTCAATAGCAAATTCAGTGTGCTAATAATCACAGACAGTAAAACCGCAAAGGATGCCTTCGCCCTGCAAGATATGACATCCTATGTACAATCAAAATTCCCGAAATCATTACAGATTCGGGATTATTCAACAGCCGAATCGGGCGGCACCCTTGTGGGGTGCATGAAGCTTGTTGCCAATCGTTCTGGCAACTCTCGGAATAAGCTTGGTGCATTTCAATATGACAAGGTGGACCCGACGTTAGATCAGTACCAAGCATCTGTAGTAGCTTCGTACAAATTTGAACTTGAACTTGAGGACTAAAAATGTTCAGCAAGAAACAATGGTTACCGGTTTATGAGGTCATTGACCTCAAAGACTCGACGATCAAAATCATCACCCAGTCAGCGGCGGCGGCAGTGCAATTTGCGTCCGTCAAAGTCGGTGACGGGACTTTTCAGTGGACGGAAAAGAAAAATGTCGACGTTCGCATGGATCGTGGTCTCATTGACACGGCCCGTGATGGAGATGAGGCACCAGTTGAATGGTCGCTCGACCTCTCCTTCGACTGGATTCAAGGTATTCATGATGGGACGATTCGTTCATCTCTTGATGACGTCTTGGATTCCCTCAATGGATCTGCCGAGTTCCTCACCACGAACACGGAAGATCCCTGTGCAACCTACTGTTTTGACTTGGCTATTGTCTACACACCGGATTGTGTAGGAGCCACTGCCAAAACAATCACCATTCCTTTGTCCTTCTGTGAACAACAGCAGTTCAACACCAAGGATGGTACAATCGCGTTGAGTGGGCG